GAAGAACATGAAAGAGAAAAACAACTTGTGGGCAAAAGGCAGTCTGCATTACCAAAACCTTAAAATACAACCTTCACAATTTATAAATAAAAATAAATTGTTGTTTGCAGAGGGCAATGTAATTAAATATATTTGTCGTCATCAAGCTAAAGGTAAAGCTGAAGATATTAAAAAAGCAATACATTATTGTGAAATGATAATAGCGAGAGATTATGAGTAAAAAACTAGGTACGATCATAAGCAAAACTTTTTTACATGCACTCAGTGGTCATTTAAATGGGTTTTTATTTCAAACACAGGCTCACAGGGGGTTTAATAAGTAAAATGCAATTAGTATTTCCATTACAGAAAAAAAGTATGTGGTCACCACCAATAGAGTACAAAGATTTATCAAGTGCTACAGAAATAGCGATTGATTTAGAAACTAGAGATGGTGGTATTAATAATGGCTTAGGAGCTGGTTGGGCTTTTGGTAAAGGTAACATAATTGGAATGGCAGTAGCCACAGAAGGTTTTAGTGCTTACTATCCATTTGGACATTTAGGTGGTGGTAATTTAATTAAAGAGCAAGTCTTACAATACATGCATGATATCTGTGCATTACCTTGTAGAAAAATATTTCATAATGCATCCTATGATGTTGGGTGGTTACAATCTTATGGTATAAAAGTAAATGGAGAGATTGTAGATACAATGATCGCTGGTGCTTTGTTAGATGAGAATAGATATTCCTATTCTTTAAATGCATTAGCTAAACAGTATTTAGGTGAAATGAAAGTAGAAAAAGATTTACGAGAAACAGCTCTATTGTATGGAGTAGATCCAAAGCAAGAGATGTGGAAACTACCTAGTGAAGCAGTTGGATTGTATGCTCAAGAAGATGCACGACTAACGTATGATTTATGGCAAAGAATGAAACATGAATTAAACAAAGAAAACTTAATGACTATATGGGAATTAGAGAGAGATCTTTTACCACACTTAATAGAAATGAGAAAAAGGGGTATAAGAGTAAATGAAGAGGGAGCAGAAAAATTAAAAAAAGATTTTATATTATCAGAAAAGAAAACACTTCAAGTTATAGAAAATAAGGTAGGTAAAGATGTTGATATTTGGGGTGCAAGAAGTATAGCCACTGCTTACGATAAACTAGGTATTGAATATCCTAGAACACAAAAGACTAACGAACCAAGTTTCACACAACAATGGTTGATGGATGACACTAACGATATATCAAAGTTGATTGTACAAGCTAGAGAGATGAATAAGTTTCATAATACTTTTATCAATAGTATTTTAAAATATACACATAATGGTAGAATCCATGCTGAGATAAATCAGTTACGCAGTGATAGTGGTGGTACTGTAAGTGGTAGACTATCTATGAACAATCCAAACTTACAACAACTACCAGCTCGTAATAAAGAGTTTGGTAGTATGATACGAGGATTGTTTCTACCAGAAGAAGGTGAAAAGTTTGTAGCACTCGATTATAGTCAGCAAGAACCTAGACTTGCAGTACATTATAGTTTGGCTTTAGAATATGAAGGAGCAAAAGAAATAGCTTTATCTTATGAAAAAGGAGATGGAGACTTTCATCAATCCGTAGCAGACTTATGTAGTATCGATAGAAAAAGTGCTAAAACCATTTCATTAGGTTTGATGTATGGTATGGGTAAAAATAAATTAGCAAACATGTTAGGATTAACTTTTGATGAAGCAAGTTCCTTGATTGATAAGTATAATCGTAAAGCACCTTTTTTAAAAAAGTTATCAGATAAGTGTATGGAAAAAGCTCAGAATGAAGGAGTGATAAGAACTAAGTTAGGTAGAAAATGTCGTTTTGATTTATATGAACCAAAAGATTGGGGTGTACATACACCAGAAAGATATGAGAACGCTTCAGCAAAATATGGTGCAAGAAACATTAAAAGAGCTTACACCTACAAAAGTCTTAATCGATTGATACAAGGTAGTTCAGCAGATCTTACAAAGAAAGCTATGTTGGAATGTGCAAGGATGGGTCACTTACCATTGCTCCAGATCCACGATGAATTATGTTTCAGTATTAAAGATAAAAAACATATAGATCTTATAAAAAATAAAATGGAAAATTGTGTGGAGTTTTTGGTGCCAATGAAAGTAGATGTAGCTATTGGAAATAATTTTGGAGAAACTATCTAGTAGTTGACAATTTCTCATCGTATCACTAAAATCATTATATGACTAAATTTTTACTTATATCTATATTGTACATGAACTGTATTGTGTGGGCATATATTTGGTTATTAACTTTATAGGAGAAAAAATGGATACTACTAAATGGAGAACCGTAGCTATCAGAATAGATAGTTACAAGTTACTGAAAGGTATGTGTGATAAAACAAATAGAAATCCTTCTAATATGATTAATGAATTATTAGATTTTACACTTACACATATGAGTAAAAAAGAAAAAAGAAAAAAACAAGATATCATTAAAGAGTTATTAAAAGGTCAGCAGTGAATTACTTATCTATCTGTAGTGGAATAGAGTCATGTAGTGTTGCATGGGATCCATTAGGTTGGAAGCCTATTGGTTTTTCTGAGATTGAAGAGTTCCGTTCTGCTGTGTTACAATATCATTATCCAGAGGTAAAAAATTATGGCGACTTCACGAAAATCACGAAAGAAACAATTGGAACAAGACCAGATGTCCTTGTGGGGGGAACCCCTTGTGCAACCTTTAGCATCGCTGGACTTAGAAAAGGGTTTGAAGAAGATAGAGGAAACCTCGCACTTGAGTTTATTAGGCTTATTGATAGAGTTAGACCCACTTGGGTCGTCTGGGAGAATGTGCCCGGCATCTTGTCATCAAACGAAGGAAAAGATCTTGGAACCTTTCTCGGAGCATTGGCAGAACTCAGGTATGGGTTCGCCTATAGGGTTCTTGACACTCAATATGTCAGAACAAGTCGCTTTCCAAGAGCCATCCCACAAAGAAGAAGGCGTATCTTCGTTGTCGGACATATTAGAGACTGGAGATATCCAGCAAAGGTATTATTTGACCAAGAACCAATGCAAGAAAATCCTTATCCGAGCAGAACAAAGAAACAAAGAGTTGCCAAAGAATCTACAAATCGCATTAGAAGAAGAGGTGACTACATAGAGGATGATGTATCATCGACTATCTGTGCTAGAGATTATAAGTCTGCTACTGATTTAGTTGTTGAACAAGATACTTATGCAAGAGTAAGTAATTTTGTTGGTGATGGGTATAAAGAAGATGATAAAGCTTCTACATTATTAGCTAGAGATTATAAAGATATTACTGACTTAGTGGTAGTTAGAGATAATCATACTAAAAGTAATGGTAAACCTTGGAGTGAAGAAGATGTATCTTTTACATTGACTGCTGGAGATATACCAGCTGTTACCGTATTAGAAACCTCGACTCCAGATAAAACTGCAAGAATATATAAAGATGAGGTATCACCAACTTTGACTGCTATGACTGGTGGTAATAGACAACCAATAGTTTTTTTAGAAAAAGATAATGTGAATGAGGATAATTCTTTAATTCATGTTGGAGATATTGCTGAACAAGTTACGGTAAGAAAACATAAACTTGATGTACAGAAAATACAAAAAGTTTTACATGAAGGTAAAAATAATAATAACCTAACAATCAAACAAATAGCAGAAACATTAAAAATTAATAAAACTACAGTTGATCATTGGTTTAGAACAGACAAAAGTTTTTCGGTGCCAGATAAAGAAATTTGGTTTGCTGTAAAAAAATTATTACAAATAAATACAGATGAATTTGATAAACAAATTACAGAATTTATTACAAAAGAGGGTGTGTTTGAAATGACTAGAAGGGTATATAGTGATAAGGGTGTTAGCCCTACCATAACTGCTTCTAATCCAGAAGTTAAGATCGCAACCAGAAATAAATCTATTAGAAGACTAACTCCTATTGAATGTGAAAGATTACAAGGTTTTCCAGATAATTACACACAAGTGCCTTATCGAGGTAAGCCAAAGGAAGAAGCTCCAGTTTCAAAAAGATATGAAGCTTGTGGTAGAGCTATGTCTATTAATGTTATGGAGTGGTTAGGAACTAGAATACAAAAGGTACATGAAAGTGATTGAGGTACAGTTAATTGATAAAATGGGATCAGACTTATCTGTTGTTAATTCAGCTAGAGTATCGTTTTCTAAAATGCATACAGAGATACAAGACAATGATGAG